AGTAGAAATCAAAATCTCATCAACTTCTTTTGCCTCGATTGGGATGGTAACAACTTCCATCGCTGATTCAATCGTATTGAATAATTCTTTTGCCTCTTGGTTTTTATAAAGCCTCATGCATTCTTCAACCTCTGCTTTGGCTTTATCAAACTCCCCAAGATGAAAGTAAATCCTAGCTATTTGATTACGAGGATAAACAGTATATGCGTCTGTATGGTTAAACGTAGGTCCAGCATAAACATCTCCAGCCATTGCTTGACCACGACAAGATTTAGCTGACATATAAAAGGGCAGAGCCTTTAAAAGTTCGCCCTTTTTTAAGAAGCAATCCCCGATCATGGTGTGAAACTCAGCCTTGTTGGGCATAAGTTGCACACCTTGTAATCCGATATTTATAGCTTGATCGTATTGATTGCATTGAATGAGACACATACAAGCGTACTGAATGCCAAGAACTCTGTCATGAACATCAAGTTTCTCGTCTGTTACAGCACCCATTAATTCATGGAATGCATCCATAGGACGATTGGCTTCAAACAATTCTTTGCCATAATAAAAACGCATTCTAGCATCGAACTTTTCTGGATCTTTTTTGTGAACATCAAATATTTTTAGATTTCTAAATTTATCTTTTTGTAGATCTTGAACTGTTCTTTGATGAACTACTTTCCAAGTGGTTATGTAGTTAACGCCAAGGGGCTTATTAGCTATTGGAGGCAATCCCTCATGAACGAAATATTTCCATTTCAATCCCAGTCCGTTTTTAACAACACGTTCTCTTGCAAATGAGACAACCGGGTTGCCTCTGTCATCAGAAGCATAATCATAAGTAGCAAGCCAATAATCACATAATCCCATGGCATCGTTACGCCACCTGATAAAGGCTTCCTTGTCAGAAAGAACATCATCTAAATCAAACCAAGCGATATAATCTGTTTTTGCTTGTTCAAATGCAAAGTTTCTTGCTGCTGAAAAATCATTGATCCATTCAAAGTGATGAACCTTGCAACCTAAAGATTTGGCAACGTCTACGGTTTTATCCGTGCTTCCAGTATCTACTAAATGGATTTCGTCAAAACATCCCTGGACTGATTTTAATAGTTTAGGAACATTCTCTTCTTCGTTTTTAGCAATCAAACAAAGCGCAATCGTAGGTCGTTTCATTCATCCCCCCTAGGTTTTTGTACCTAGGATTTTGTAGACTGACCAGAATCGTCCGTCAATGTTTTCGAGGCCAGTTGAGTTGAGCTGCCTCGAGAATAAATATTCCAAACACCAGTGTTTTTTATATAAGTAGCGTTTCCTTCTAAGAATTCTTGAAGGCGTTTCGCGTAACCAAAAATTGTACTAGGATCAACGCTTGTAGATCCGATAGAATCAGAAGTGAATCCTACCTTCTCGTCCACGGCCTGAATAGGATCAAGAATACCTTCCACGTATCTAAACCCTCCCGGAAGTCCTGCGCCGAAATCTGCTCTAAAGGCTATCGGGGTAGTTGCGCTATATGCAAAGTAATAAAATCCAGGATTAGCAGCTAGTTCAGTGATAGGACTTGCTGGAGCTCTTGTTGTCCCGGCCACCAAATCCCAAAACACGCTCAGAGTCGGAGTAAGACCTGTAAAGCTCGCACCGTTTTCAGCTGTGCTCAGTCTAAGACCATAAAATTTAGCCAAGAGTCACTTTGTCCTTACTTACAAACCTTAATCCTTTGTTAATTAAAGCTATTGCTCCAATTACAAGTTCAGGATGTGCCTGAACAATTACTTGTACTTGTGGAAAGAACGAAGCAACAAATACTGCAAAGTTAAACCAAACTGTTTTACTAAGCCAAAAAGGTTTCGAATCTAAAACAGGCTTTATTTCTTCAGACATAAATCCTCCTAAAAAGATCTCCATTCTTTGATTGGAATAGAAAAATCAAAAGTTACTAAAGCACTGCTATTAACGCTTCCGCTTCCGGTGGTTTTTGTAAAAGTAGTTGTTCCTGCAGCCTTGGCCCCATATATTGAAGCAGTATCAGATCCATCAAAGAACAGAAGAACCACTCCAGCACCATAAGATATCGCCGAGTTATTAGTGCTATACATGATTCCTACTATTGTGCCCGATGAATTAGTTGGTATTTTGTTAGTATCGATAGTGTTCCCTGAGGCAAGACTAAAAGAAAAGTTAGATCCAGCAGTAGTTCCTGCATTAAAAGTTCCTCGAACAACTAAGTTTTCTCTTTCTCTTCTCTTATATAATGCCACGTTTGCCGTAGTTCCTAAGTTGTTCATCGTAACTATGGCATTATCAGCAGAAATTGATGTTGATTCTGGCCATTGATATAAAGATCCCAGAGAAATCTCTGAAGCAGTAGATGTCCAAGTTCCAGCTGTAGTTTCATTTACCTTTAATCTTGCTATAACCCTAAATGCGACATTGCTTCTGCCAGTCGTTGAATACATTGTGTTAAAACTTGTAGCAGATCCGGACATTGTTGTTGTTGTAACAACGCTTCCTTCATCCAAATCAAATCTTGAACCAATTACAGCCAACTCTAATGTGCCCGAATTGTTAATTGCACAAAGATATATGTATTGATTAACGGCGCTGGTATGTCCGAGTGTCGCGCTACTAGAAATAGTAATGCTTGTTGCAGCTGTGGCCGACACTTGTGAGTAAGTTCCTGTTGCAGAAGTAGCGTTGCGAAATGATATAGTAACCGGACTTCCCGCTGATGGGTCATTCCCGGCCTTATCTTTAAGATTAATAGTTAATGCGTTGGCTGCTACAGAATTAGTTAGTGAATAATTTAAAAAATCGACAGGACTATCTAATGTTCCGGTTGGAGTAGTCCAAGTAGATCCTCCGGTGCCATTTGCAGTTAATAGTTGTCCGTTTGTTGCTGCCCCTGAGTTTATGTCCGTGCCAAGGTTTAAAGTCACATTTGCATTAGGCACAGTAAGAGTTCTAGTTGTTGCTGTTGACACTCCAGAGACTTGGAACTGCATTTTTTTGGTATTGTCACCATCATCAACAAATGAAGTAGATGCGTCCACTAAACTTTTATTGGTTAAAGTTTGGGTGCCTGTGGTGCTTACATTGTTTGCAGCATCATTATTAAATACAGTTTGACCAGATGAGCCCATCATGATCCTTAAAAAACTAGTTGGTGAGTCGGATTGCCCGACCGAGGAATGGGGGACAGCTCCCCTAGTAAGCGCATCTTACTCTAGTCACCAACAGTCTAATTAGAACGCGTTAAACTGGTTCTTGATATCCACAAGGTTTTTCACAACAACAGCCACAGTTGCATCAGCAAGTGCTGCGTTTGATCCGCCAGATGTGTACATAAGAACATCACCTTGAGCCAATTGAATCGTTGTTGATCCGCTAGCTGCTGAAACCATAGTTTGAATACCTGAGGTTCCAACTGCTGCAACAGTTAACGAAGTCCATCCACCGACGATACCCGTTCCGCCGGTTGATAGAAAACGTTGGATAAAACAACGACCAGTGGGAGCTCCCGAAAGACCAAGAGCCGAAACTCTAATGGCCTGTACTTCTACTGCGGTAGGAGCCACATACAAACTCAAGGTCAAACCAGTGGCCACAGCCCCTAGCTGACAATTCACAGTGTCTCGCTGTTGCGAGGCATCTAAATCTCTGTTAACGATAGCCATCTTGAAATCTCCTTCTATCAGTTTTTTCTAGTGTTGAAATGTTTACATTATTAAAAGTCCGAGCAAATTGTTTTCGGAAATCTAACAAGAAACTTTCAACATTATTTTTAAAATCTCTCTCTTCGGATTCTTTCGCCTTCTCATAACCTTGAATTAAGTCTTCAAAAAGCCTGGGATTAGAAGCTAGATCTATTGCTTTAAGTCTACAGACAATAGGCTCTATTCCCCAATCCACAGGCCTTCCAAGCTCGTTCCAGTTATCAGTTAAAGCGCATACGTATTGCCTAAATGGACGAGTAACAAATAACTTTGTGCCATCAAAATCAAACAAGTCATATGTCGATGATTTACGATATATGCAAAGTTTGCCCTCGTGATTCTCATCACAAAACAAACTTGGGTCGTGTTTTTTAATAGCCTTAGTTATTCGCCGTTTAGTCATTAGGGGCTCACGTATGACTTCAAAGCAACTGATGCATTTGGTTGTTCGTTGAAAAGGTTCATAAATAACCTCACACGAACTTCCAGTTGGTCAGCAGAAGTTTGAGCGATGTACATTGAACCGGTCTCATCGGCGAATTCCATCTCTGCAAGCACATAAGACTTAATGGCTTCCATAGGAAGGAAGAACACTCGCTGAGGACAATCTTTGTCTGGAACCCAAGCAACACCATTGAAATCCAGATAGAATTGATCCTTCTTAGCGAATCCTCCGTCACCTTGAGTGGTATTCACGTATCGCTTATCCGCAGTGAGAAGCTTTTGATACATGCGAAGTGAATCAAAATCGCTATAGATAGCCGAATATTTACTACCACCGCGTCTCAAACCTTCGTTGTATCCTTGCTGAAGCTTATCAAGAGTAAGCTGACCGCTTGCTACGTCAATAACGTTACCTTGGAATGATTGATACAAAGAACGATCTACGTTAAAGATCGTCGTAGTATTACCATCTAAAGGCAATAACAGACCTTGAATTTCCTGGCTCAAAGATCCAGACCTGATCAAGATGTCCGTTGACGAACAGGTAACGGCAGAATCCAAAGTCAAAGTAGCTGAAAGAGCCGTAGCAGATCCGCTAGTAGCTGTAACAGTCACACCTTGAGCTTTGTAAGTCGTACCTGTTGAGTTAACGATATCGACAACTGAGCCGACATCAATGAACTTAAGAGCAGCTTCAACAGATTCTCGTCCAGTAATGGATAAAGAAGTTGAACCTACAACAGAAGCACTAACGGTAGCCAATGTTCCAGTTCCATCCCAGCTAAGTTGACGGTTAACATCTGAGCTTAAATCTTTATATCCCATTGTTAATTCGTACTCTGCTGAACGAACAAAACTTCCAACATCACTCTGAGAAGCTTTGATCATCGGACCAGTGACCCCAAATCTCAGATAATTAAACTTAGCTGAGATAAGAGCTTGTACCGTGGTTTGACGACCAATTGATGGAAGTGTTCCCCCGTCACTTGTTGCGCCAACGCCTTGGTTACGTCGAACGCGGAGTGGTCTTACGACTTGGTATCCTGACCATCCTTGTTTGACCTTCTCTGATCCACGATAGATAGGAATATCTTCGTTAAATTGGTCTCTAATTGGGCCCTGGTAGTAGTTTTTCAACTCTGCCAGGCCCGAAGTAATCCCCTGAAATGAATTTGCCATAACAATCGCTCCCTAAATTTTAGCGACCGCTAAGCTCTCTAATAGCCCTTTCAGAAGCTTCCTTTAAAGTCTCCCTTTTAGGAGCTTGACCAGGAATTCCCCCACCAGGCGCTGAATCTTTAGCTTTAACGTTCGCTTGTTTCTGTTTACTCACTTGCTCTTTGTAATGTCCGTCAAAGCGTTTCTGTACCTGATCATTAACTGATTTCCAGATTTTATCCCAAACTTCAGGCTTAGGATTTCCCCTCTCATCCGCAAGTAAATGTTTATCACCCTCAGAAAGTGCCTTATCTAACAATGCTTGCGCCCTGGAAACGACGACTTCTTCGTCAGCCAATGGATACTTTTCCTTCATCCCAGAAAATAAACTATCAAGTGAAGCATTAATAGAATTAATCTGAGCCTGTCTGCTAGCTTCATCATATTCGAGTAGTTTTTGTTCCAATTGACTTATTTTACGATCGTATACTGGATTGACGCTTTGTTGGGCCTGAGCCTGCTGAGGATTGTTTAAACGTTGATTTTCCACAAGAGCCTCAATTACATGATGAAACTCTTTTGGATAAATTCGTTTAAATTCATCAACTAGACTTGGATCTTTTAAGACTGACACGATGTCATGCTTTAGGTTGACGTCAAATTTCGAGTTAGTCTCGAATTGTTTGCGTTCCTGAGCAAGCATCTGAGTCTTTTTTCGATAATCTTGTTCAAACATCATGGACTTCTTTACTTCATCCCAAGTCCATTCTTTTCCGTCTGCTTTAAATTTAGCTAATGACGATAAATCTACGATCTCTTGAGCTGCCTGCTCCGGAGATTGTGCTGCCTCTGGACTTCCTTCCTTAGAAGACTCAGCAAGACCTTGTTCTAAGGCCTCATGAGCTTGTTCTAATCCCATTCATTACCCCTTTTTAAGTTTGCTTCTCATCAAAGCTCGGGCCTTACCCGCAATAGTATTAGTGCCATCTTCTGTATCTTTATGTTGAGCAAGCATTTGCTCAATCAATTGTTTATCTTGTACAGCATCTTCATGAACTGGAGTTTCATGCTTAGCTTGAGGGCCCATCATTAGTGACTGATCCTGAGTTACGTCTTTAATGTCAGGGGCAAGCTCAGAATCTTCACCGGGTCTTTTTTCCTCTTCTGGTTGACCACCAAGAACAATAGTTACATCAACTCCATTTGCCTTACGCCTTTTAAGCGCGTCCTTCATATGATTCATGGTCCCTCCGGTGGCGGCTCAACTGGGGGAGGCGTTGGTATAGGGGCCTGACCAGTAGCCATCTGATTATAGTTTTGCATGTCATTGTTTAATGACTGTAGATTTGTAGACATCCCTGGATTGATTCTATCCATTAAGAACGTAATGTGCTTTTCAATGTCATTGATTAATAACTGCTGAGATATAGGATCAAGACGTTTATATTTTTCAGTCTTCCTAAATTTGTTCTTTTCCATAATATGAAGCTCGTGATTATCAAGTTCGTTAGCATCGGGAGCTATTCCCTGCTCAATCTCTTCTATTTGTTGTTTAATCTGAGCCATATCAAGACCGTACTCTTCCCACATTTCCCCGACATCACCGTACTCCAGAAGTCCTAATACTTTTTCTCTAACTTTAGGGTCTGCAGGATCACCCAAGAAACCTTGTTGATAAGCATTAATGATTTCTTGTCTACGAAGAACTTTAGATCCAGGAAGCGTAGATCCACGCATAACAATTACGTCATGGTTATCTCTAAGATCCGCACCCATAAAAGGTTTGATTGTGTATTCTAAGTCATCTCCAGCAACTTTAAGCATGCGAGGAGTTTTGAAGCATTCTTGAGCATACATCAAAATGAGTTGACCAAGTCTTGCGTAAGCATGTTCATGTTGCTCTGTAACAACACCAATGCGAGTATCATCTTGTTCCATTAAGAACTGCATTCCAACAGCAGGAATACCAGCCGCTGGCAATTGACCACGAGACACTTCGTTAATTCCAAATATGTCGTAGATGTTGTTAACCAAAGACTCTTCTTCTTTATATGCATACTCTGGAATAACTGGTACTGGAATGGGTGCCGGCGCTGGTGCATTCGGAACCGGGTCATGCTCAATTACTTCTATCTGGTCATTAATTGCTTCTTGAATTAATCCATGGCCCTTAGCCGCCAAATACTTCCCATGAAGAAGCTTGTTTGTCCAATTAGCTCTCTGAGTGAGAAGTTTGTTGTATTGATCTTGTAAGGGCCTTGCGTGAGTGATAACGCTTTCTGGATAAAACTTTCCCCCAATAACAACATCATCGAATTTAACTAATGGAATTTCCCCCACGGGTAATTCTTTGTCAGCAAGTAACACCCCGTTAGCTGCAACAATCATTCTGCCGTTAGGATGCTTCTTAGAACGCTTTTCATAATAAATAATCTCAATAGCAGCATCTTTCATGGCTTGCTGAGGTCCAGTTTGCCCTTGTCCTCGATTATTTAAAGAATTAATGCGCATCTCGTATTGAGCGCTCAAAAGCCATGCATCTTCTTCTTTAACTAAATTACCGTTCTCTGGATAATGCGTCTTAAAATAATCAAGACGTCTCACTTTTGCCTGACACATCCATGTGGCGTCATCTATGGACTTAGCTAAAGGATCTGGGAAGATTTCTAGAGGAGAGCAAACGTCTACTCTAATGTCGCCCTCATAAATCATCTCATTGGTAACAGGATCAACGATGCACTTACCGAGCTGATCGTCATAAGACACTTTAAGATATCCGTGGCCACATTCCTGAACCCACATTAATAAATCAATTCTTTTTTTGTTAATAGCTTGGCTGTCCCAAACCATGTCTAGAACTTGAACACCAAGTCTTGAGGCTTCTTTATCATCTTGATCATTAGAATTAGGTCTGACGTCATACCGAGGAGGGTTTTTGCACAATCGTGCGAGTCTGTTTTGAACTGATGGTAGGATTTTATTGGCTCTAATTCTTGATCTTCTGATATTTCGAGAACCTTTAGAGATATTCTTAAACTGTCTTAACGAAGTATCGTAATAAACCCCGTCAAAACCCATTAAGTATGCAATGTTAGTCATCCATATTCCTTCATAGGTAATTCTGGATCCCAACATTCTTGATTCTTCGACTTTTCGCTTAACGTAGGCTGCTAGATTCTTCTCGTCATTGCTAAACTCGGATGTAGAATTAACGGGACGAACGTTATTTCCATCGTCTTTAGGTAAAAACCGATCAAATAGTCCCATCAAATGATGCTCATGTCGTCAACCGGATCTTCTTCAGCAATTTTAACGTTCAATTCTGGTTTTCGGTCAAACTGCGTCTCAGCTTGAGTATATTCATAATAATTTCTGCTCATGAGTTTGTTGACAAGCTTATTCATTATAATTGTGTGATAAACCTGCTGGAAAATCAACAAACCAGCCAAAACAAGACTTATATAGTGCTCATAAGACATGTCTGGCCTCATCCTTTTCTATGCCTTCTCGCTCTCCATATTTGTAAACACGAACGTCCTGATAAATGAAATACCTGGTCTTCTGACCACGCATATAGTGATCAAATATTTCGGGACTTACCTCGATGTATTTATCTCCATGCATTTTGGCCAAAGCAATCTTGTCCATAAACGTATTAACCGTGTCTTTTACGTCGTTTAGTTTTGAAGGGACTTCTTGCATAAGAGCTTGAACATCAATTACTGGCTCTGCTTTTTTAGGTTCTTCACTCATTATCATTTGCTTCTCTTCTTCGGTGAAGATTTTGGATATACCAGCGCTCATAGTCGGGGTGGTTTGGTGGCGGTCTTTCATTCTTTTTCTCCTCTATAGTTGGGTAAACAATCAATTGGTCCAGTTGAGATAGAGCATCGATAAGATCGTCATGCGCCCCCCTTGGGAATTGCAATAATTCCATCTCTAAATCTACAAGACCTTGTGATAGAAAAATCGTACCCCATTCAAATCTAGGCACAAGCCCTAATATTCGGGTTTGTTTAGTTTTATCAGTACCGGGATGAATGCCAGTGACAGGAATAACCTGTTTTCTCTTCCTCATTTCCTCGGCCAATATATAAAGAAGAGCCTTTTGATACGCTACATCCTCCACACCTATACCTTGAGTCTTGAACTGCTCATGAACCTTGAAACACAGATTAATTATTTGTGTTGGGTTAATTCTAAATCTCTGTGCGTTTCTAACATACCAATTACGATTAACATCTACGTCAACAACAACCAAGGCCGTATAATCAGCTCCATCATCAGTGCTAATTGCCGGATCTATGAACGCATATGTATGCTTCTTAATAGGCAGTTGTGAATAATATCTGAGCCAGTCTTTTTTAAATACTTGGTCTTCTGTTGGTATGATTTCGTTTTGATATTGGTTCGCGAACAAATAAGAACCCATTGATTTTTTAGCGTTATCTAAAAACTCATGGTTAAGCCTCTCGGGGAAGAAAAGAGTGCCATTGTCTCTTATAGCCTTCTCGTAGACTACAACCCATTGGCTCAATGTTTTTTGATCACCCACAGTATGGTTAGAATGGCTAATATTAAAGAAATTATTCCAAGATAGATATGTCCGTATTTCTGTTTCATTTGCAAGGGCTGGTTAATGGCTCCGTGTTTGGCAATGTGTTTTGATCTAATCGCCTTTTCTTCTTCGTCCATAGGAGCAATAATAGCCTTAGACCAGGTGTCAATCATGTCTTTATATAATTTATTCTCTTTAATCTTGTGATCGCTTTTCGAAGGTTCAATTAAAGTCTTGGTTAAAATATCTACTAATTCCTTTTTGTCTATTCCCTGAGCCTTTGGAAGAAGTTTAGCTATTATTCCCGCCGCTTGTCCGGACACACGAATCAAATCTTCAAGGCTGTGATAAGCCTCTCTATAGAATCGTTCTTGATGCGACGGAGTTTCATTGGTCCAATCAATTAATTCTGACAATTTATCTTTAATAACTATAGCGTCTGGCAACTCAATAAAATCATAATCTATGAGTTTCCAGAATTGAGGATCAACTCCGCATACAAGAGACATGTCTGGGTTAATAATAGATTTTGGTTTGTTGTCAAATGCCTCTAAGTTAGGCGGGTTTATTAAAATCCTCGCATTGTTTTCTGTAAAAACAACGACTTTATTTTTCAACCTGAACCGGCTCTTTAGGATCAGATAAAATACCCAATTGATAAGCTAATATCTTTACTGCTTTATTAAGATTGTCATGCTCATCCGCTGTTAGCTGCATTTTTCTTACATATGCCTCTAGAATACCAAGAGCTTGTTTATGATCCATATCCCCCCCTAAGTAATTTTAAGCAATAACCCATCTATTAACTCTTTTTTAGTAGTCATACTAGCTTCTTGCTCGTCCTTAATGGCCTGTAACCCATCAATGCTCGCTTGTAGGGCGGCAGACTTAGCAGACAAATATTGAGCAAACATACCAGTTCCGGTCCATCCAGATTCAATAAGAGCCGGCAACACATTAAGAGCAAGCTGACCAAGTGTCGATGATGGCAAACTTGATAGAAACTCTGATAATATTTGTTTTTCTTCTTCTGTAAATTCAATCATGTTTTCTCCGGATTACATACGAGCACTCTTCCAGAATCCTCGAGTCTATAAACATAACCACCAAGTCTGTCTAGTCTTTTAACTATCTGTTCAGGAGGAGTTTTAAACCCAGGGAGTAGAGTAGTATCGTCTATCAAAACAACATGTCTTGTGCCTGTGGCTACGATCTGGTCTATTTCAAATAGCAATGGGAAATTGTTACCCATTGTGTCTATGTTTATGTTGCAGTAATGAGCATCAAGCCAAATGGTCGCAGGCTCTCTTAAATCTGATATCAGATCACTAAACATCTTAGATGAATCACCATTATATAAAGTCACGTTTGAATTTTTATGAAATCTGTCTTGGCATAATTTATATCTGGATCTATCTAGCTCCACACTTCTGATAAACTTAAACCCTGTGTCTAATGCAATGGTTATAGAATCTCCATAGCCAGAACCTGATTCAATAAAATAATCATTTCTATATTTGGACAATAAATCTTTTGAAATTGGCTGAATCCAATTGTGCATTTATAACAATTCCAACTGAACAGTATGTGTTTCAAAGGTGAGACTATTTGCGGCAGCACTAAGTTGCGCGGTCACAACTAGTGTCTTGTCAGCGGTTGAATCTTCCGCGACCGTGTGATGATGTCCCAAGAAATCATCAGCCACTGCCCCACCAACTCCGGCTACCCCAACCGCAGTTCCAAAAAGGCTATGCCCAGTTGCTTCTTGTGCGTTTGTTGCGTTTGTTGCCGCAAGCAAAAATGTTAATTTAAATGGCCTTTCATTAGCTGAAGTTGCTGCTGCAGTATGTGTAGCATCATAACAAACAGTTGCTCCGTATTTGGCCCTAATTCGAAGAGTGTCTCCAGCAGATCTGTTAAAAAGGCCATGTCCTACAAGTGTCACCCTCAGCATTCTTGATTTGCCTAGAGTTCCTCCTAAAACTGTATATGTAAACATCGTAGTTTCAGTTGTAGTATTGGATATGGAGGTAATTGTAAAATCTCTATTAAGAAGCTGAACTGGGCTTGGCTTAACAATGCTCACCCAACCAGTTCCATTTGTAACAAGACCAACTGATCCGTATTTATTGTTAATAACCAGATTAGCTACACCATCAATGGTCTCGGACCCGTTGCCATCGATCGTAATAGGGAATTCGTCAGCTTTCCCTGTTTCATCAATAATAAATAATGTCTTGTCGGCAACTGCGGTCGCAGCAGCCTGTAGAGTAACGGTTCTTGCCGCCGTCAAAGCAGTATATGCTACCAATACGTCTGTCCCGACCACTGAATAAGCGGCATCCGAAACAGTAGTTCTTGTTAAACCCAAACTATTTGTTAAATGAAGACCATGTGATGGAGCAGTGGTTGATCCAAGTCTAATTTGTCCTAAGTGAGCGCTAGCAGCTGATCCAGAGCTTAATAAACACCATTTACCAGTTCCTGATGCGACAGCTGATTTAAATGCTACGTTTGATGTGCCGCCCTTTGTTAGAGCTTGAACGTTTATTCCTATGCAGTTAGTGACAGAGCCAGCGCCTCCCGGATCTAAAATGTCTACAGCAAAATGATTTGTTACCGTGGCGCCGCTATTAACCGTTAAGCCACAATGAAGCCCTGCATTTTCTCCAACCACATTGGTTCCGCCACCAGTGGCGCTGTAAACAGGAACTGACCAAACTGTATATCCACCAATTGTGGTGCCAGAAGTGTTAAAGGCATTATCAACTGTTTTTGTATCATAAAAAATTACACAAGCACTTAAACTCGTAACACTCGACGTACTTGGTTGATAAGTAGGGAATGCTTTAAATAGCTGAATAAAAGGTAGCCCATAAACTGTGTTTGCAGTTTGTTTTATAGTGCTTCCTAGTGATATACCTCCAATTCCAGATCCACTAGCAACACCTATTGAAGCTCCGTTTGGAAGAAGCTCTAATACTACAGACGTGTTTGCTCCGTAATCTCCAGCGCCTGATCCAACCCTTACTTTTCCTGTAGTAAAATTTGCGGCACTAGATGGGTTTAAATCCAAATTAGAACTAACCGCGGTTCCTCCAACAATACTTGGAACACGCAAAACATTATTCGTATCATCAAAAAATAAATTTGTATTATCCTGAGTTAAAACTCCACCACCGTCAGCAAAAATTATAGAGCCTGAAGTAAAACTAGATAATGTAAGTCCAGAAAATGTAGGGCTAGATCCTGTTCCAATATTTTGAACTGTCCCTATGGTCACAGCTCCGGTAGCAGCTGATACAGTTGTCTGATTTGCCGTAGCCACAAGAGACGTAACTCCTGTGTTACCTAAAGATATTGTTCCAGATCCAAACGTGACTGAAAGACCTGTCCCACCAGATAAAGTAGCAAATTCATTTGCTGTGGCTCCGGCATTGGCCTTAATCAGTTGGTTAGCGGTACCATTTGCTATTTTCGTTATTGCTATTGCAGCTGATGCATTAATGTCCGCATTTACTATCGATCCTGTTAGATTAAGTTTAGAATAAGAAATAGCGGCGCTTGCCGAAACATCCGCATTAACAATCAATGATGAGGATATAAGGCCAGCACTTGAAAAGTGCGCTATGCCTGTACCATAAGCGTCCATCGTAATTGTCTTGTCAGAGTCTACAAGCATTGCTCTAGCAGGAATAACAGTCGTGTCTGGAGTTGTATAAAACGTTATACGTCCTGGCATTGATGTCGTTGAGATCGTGCCGGATGTTGCTACTTCAAACCTTATCTGCGCAGCCTTTTGATATCCAACCGTTGCATTTCCGGTATAACCATATCCGGCAATAATCCCAATCGTATCTCCGGTTTGAACTATCGTCGGAGATCCAGGCGTGCCTCTAGTTCTTCCCAGAATGTAGTTTGACGCCACAGCTGCGGTATTGTTATGCATGTGGTTCATCACGCCAACCAGATCTGAAGACATATCAATAGTGAGCTTCGCGTTTATTGCGACGCTATTAACGTTTAGGCTGGCCGTGTTTTGACCTATTACGAGACAATCATTTGTATTATCCCAAAAAAAGTTAGCATTATCTTGGCTAATTAATCCGCCTGATCCTGCAAACAATACCGAGCCTTGAGTAAGTCCTGATAATGTTAGTCCGGTGAATGTCGGGCTACTGCCTGTGGCTATGCTCTGAGGCAAAGACAATACAACTGTAGATCCTGCTCCGTTATCAGTAATGATTCCCTGATTAGATGTTCCTGTTAAAACACGCTCATTAGTTAAGGTTGCATTTGTGGATAACGTTACATACGTCGCATCTTTAGGTGCCGACGCACCTCCAGCTAGCTGAAAGTTAATCGTATCAGTGGCTGAATTACCTGTGATTGTTACTGATCCGTCTGAGCTTGTGAATGTCAGTGTATCAGTAGGGCTTGTTGCGACAGGGCTAGTTCCCGCGTCGGGTTGTATTGTAGA